CTCCGAACGCCGACGACGGATTATACGCCTCGGAAGTTCCACGCGGCCGGACCCACCACGTGGGTGCTGCCCGACTGTCCTCTTTCTAGAGGGCATGCCCGTAATCACTACACCGAGCCCTGGTGGAATACGTTCTCGAGGAACAAATACCACCGGGCCAGAACAAATATCCTGAATCCGACTGATAAGTTCGGATTCGTCAACATCCCTGAGGGGGTTCCCGCGACCAGTTATGGTTCGCGCCTTGTTATAGACCTCCTTCCGGTATTCGGAAGCAAATCGGTAAAACGGTTTACAATAGTTACGTCCACTATTGAAACCGGCGATACCGAGTGCCGGAGCCCAAACGGAAGCGAGGCGGAGGAGAGCGTCATCAGCCGTCATGGTGAGATGATCCGGGAGGGCGGTTCGCAACCTGTCAGACAGGTTACCGTCCTCCGGAGACTCCCACAACGGCTTCAGCTTCACCTCCTCCTCCGCTTCCGTAAGGGCCTCAGAAAGGAGGTCTCCGGCCACTCCGCAGGTACGCCACAAATTGACAACTTTCCTAGCCGATGCGATAGAAGCCTCTTTCTTTTCCTCCGATTGGAAATCGAGGAAAAGGCGGAAGAGGAATCGCCGGTAGGATTGTGGCGTATCCTTAAGGATGTGGCCGGGACGAGGCGGCGGGAACCCACCTCCCCCGAGCTCCCTCGGGACGTACGGAGGAATGCCGACCTCCTGAAGCGCTTTAACCTCCGGCCTCAAAATCTTTGCGAGCCGGCTGACAGTCCTCCGAGTACGCTCGGAGGCCCAAGCCGGCAAAGCCGAAGATATTGCAGGACCGGAGGTTGCCCAGGTCGGAAGTTCGAAGGGGACTGGACCAGACACCCGCTTGATGGCGAAGTGACCTGGATGGATCAAGCTCCTTACGGGGCAATAATCCACCATGGTCACTGCATCAAAGCGGGTGTACATGTACCAGCTCAACTCCCCAGGAACCTTCGACCCGGGCTTCAAGCGACTCAGGAGGGTGTATGGTGGTGCTGGGACGGAAACACGATCGAACCAAGCCATTTGCTCCGTAAAGAGCAAAAGGTTATTGGAAACGAGGTGTTTTCCGGCCGAGAGCCCACTACCTACATCGGCTATCCTCCGTTCGTACCCTCGGTGCGCGGCGGCAGGCAAAACTGCCGCGAGGTCGTCTCCGCACGTAGCAAACCGACAGAGGTCACGAGTGACCTCCGTCGGTACGTCTCGAGCGAGAGCGGTCTCACGAATCGACTCCTCACAGGCCCAAAGATTGATGATATTAAGGATGAACCACGAGAGTGGCAAGCCCATAAGGCAGCCACAACTCGTGTCGAGTTCATCAAGGCCTGTAGAGGGGTCGTATTCGACGCGCATTGGACCGAGAATACGAGCACCCAACTGGTGCACGTCTCGAGGGATCTCCGCTCCCTCACACACTCCGTCCCAAACGGACATGATCGCCTCCCGCGAGAAACCGTCTGTGGCTTTTGTCAAGTCGGCCGATACCAGGAGAAGTTCCCCGAGTTCGACCGGGCACTCGAATTGGTTCTCGGAAAAGTCTTTAAAGACTTCTTCGAGTCTACCACCTTCGAGAGATGCCCGGACTCGGGGATCCTTCTCCAGCATCGGCCAGACCACAGAACGGACCAAGTGGCCGACCTCAACCACGTCGGACGGGGACTTTGTTACCACACGGGCCTTAAACCCGCGTTCGCGTACAGTCTCCGCCTTACATGGCAGAGGTCCGGCCCGGGAGGCGAAACGCCGAAGGGACACATCTCTGATAATCCGGGCTACCCGGGACCGCTCCAGGTCGGGGTCCTTAGATATGTCGCAAACATATTCTACGGAACCCCGACTCGGAACGGTATTCGGGGCCATCAAAGCTCGGTTCTCCTCCCCTTGAGGAGTGAACCGAGCCGGGTCCCGAAAGGTGGGGGAAGGATGGCCGACGTCGTCTGCAGACGCCGGCTCGTCAAACCACCCATCGACCATCTCGCGCAAGTCGGACCGGAGTCCGCCGAGCTTACGGGAATAGTCGAGAGTGGCAGACGAGCTGGCGCTCAAACCTGCAGTCGACGTATTGGCAAAGCGGCCATAACGCTTTCCCCACCTCCGAGCGTAAGCCCGGAGTTCAGAGAGGACCGGCGCCGGAGTAGCCGGCGAGCGGCCCAGTGTGTGTCGGTGACCGACCAAGGAATCCGCACAGACCACATCGTCGGCAGGAGGCAATGCGCGCGAGATAGCCGAGAGTTGGAGATACTCCCTGGCTCTTCTCACGCCTCGCACCTTCCGACGAATGTGGTTTACGACTGTGCGGAACTCAGTCGGACATCCAGGGAGAAGGGGTGGAACGGTTGCAAAATGGGAGACGGAGGAGGGCACTTCGCCACCTACGGCCGCAGCAAGGGATCGGAGATGTCCGCAGAGGGACTTCACCCTCGCAACGACAAAACCGACCCCAAGGCCGACGGTGGCAAACGTGACCCACCTCCGTATCGACTCCCACAACCGTTCCGGGATATTGACTTCCATAAGCCGAGAGGAGGCCCAAATTGCCTCCCAGACGGTCTGGATGGCACGACACCATCCGGCCCGTCTGGAGGCAGGGGCCTCCCAAACATGGCAAAGGAAAGGATAGATTGTTCTACGCTCACCCGTAGTGATTTGAGCGGAGCGCGCAAACCTGAAAGCAGGTTTACGCACCCCATGGGATGGGAGATAAGGGCTAACGCCCTTCTTTCCCCTCCGGGTGCACACGCGCTCCAAGAGGAAGCCCAATGAAGGTACTTCCTTGCTATGGTTCGCCA